CTGCTGATGCTCTAGAATCAAATCTGCAGGATCTTGTTGGTGAAGATGCATGTGAGAACGTATATGTAGAGATTCCTCAAGTTGATCTCAAGTATATCATTGCTAAAAATGATGACATCCACAAAGAGATTGATAAGTGGTTTAATCATCAGAATAATACTTGTACACAAAATCTTTTTTACAGAGCTGATGAAGAGTTTATCAAGTTCAAACGTAACGCACAGAAGGAAGTCAACTATCTGGTGAAAGAGTTTGAGTGTCGCAAGGCAGCAGATTCCTATGCCCGTGCTACCACTGCTCGCACAGGTGTTCTTGATACTTCTAAACTGCACACTTACAAGTACAACGAAGATCTATTCAAGAAAGTCTCTGTGATTCCTGATGGTAAGAATCATGGTCTGATCTTTGTTCTTGACTGGAGTGGATCTATGAGTAGGGTCATGCTTGACACGATCAAGCAACTCTATAATCTGATCTGGTTCTGTAAGAAAGTTTCTATTCCTTTTGATGTGTATGCTTTCACGAACGAGTGGAAGAGACCTGAGATTAACTATGAAACTGAGGAAATTGTCAAACCAGCAGATTGGACTTCTTCATATGAGAAGAAAGAGAATCTTCTTGCTGTTCATGAACAGTTCTCTATGATGAATCTTCTAACCAGCAAGACAAATAGTAAGCAACTTGAACATCAAATGATTAACATCTGGAGATGTGCAAAGGCTTTCGGTGATTACTATGGTGCTCCTTATGGTGTCCCCACTCGTATGGGTCTGTCTGGCACTCCTCTGAATGAGGCGTTTGTATGCCTTCACCAGATCCTTCCTCAGTTCCAGAAGCAGAACAAACTGCAGAAGGTTCAGTGTATTGTCCTGACTGATGGTGAAGCAAATCATCTTGCCCGTCACGTCATGGTGAAACGTCACTGGGAGAAGGAACCCTATATGGGAACTCGTCAGTTGCAAGGTGGTGTTACTTTCCTTCGGGATCGTAAGACTGGTAATACATATAAAGTCCCTTTTGGTTGGCATGGTTTCACTGACCTGATGCTTCAGAACCTGCGTGACAACTTCCCGTCTGTCAACTTTGTGGGTATCCGTGTTCTTGAGAGTCGTGATGCAAATGCTTTCTTAAAACTGTATTACAATCTTTATGATCCCAACTATGAACAGATGCAAAAAGATTGGAAAAAACTTCGGAGTTTTACCATCAAAGATTCTGGATATCATGCATACTTTGCTATCTCTGCAGCATCACTTTCTCAAGATGCAGACTTTGAAGTTGATGAAGGTGCAACCAAAGCAAAGATCAAGTCTGCTTTCATTAAGTCTCTTAAGACTAAGAAACTAAATAAGAAAGTTCTAGGCGAATTTATTTCTCTGGTAGCATGACAGAGTACAAAGACAACTGGAGAGAAATTGCTAAAGCATCAGAAAAGGATCCTAAGGTAATGGATATCCTTGAGAATGGTCCCAGGTCTCTTACACAAGCATGGTTACTCCAAGCTATGCGATACAAGTATGGACGGTCTGAAAAGTGAACACTAGGGTCTTCGGACCCTTTCTTTTTGCCCTATAATAACTTCAGTTCAAACAAAACAAATGGGTCTCTCCAAAGAAAGCATTGTCAACTGTCTCCGTGAATCCTATGGTGAGTCTGTGACTTCTGCAGAGATCAAGGCATTCTGCAGCATGAATGACTTCAACTACCAAACCATCACCAACAAACTGACCGACTTCAAAGTTGGCCGTGGTAAGTGGAACCTGGAAGTAACGAAAGAGACTGTAGAAGAACTGGAAACAACTTATAATGCTCCTGCTGCCCTGCCAGCAATCGAACAAAACCTTATCCCCGCGAAAGATGATTCCTTCGTCCAGTTTGGTAATTTCACAGATATTAAGAAAATTATTAAGTCCCGTTATTTCTACCCTACGTTTATCACGGGTCTCTCGGGCAATGGTAAAACGTTCAGTGTTGAGCAAGCATGTGCCCAACTCGGACGAGAACTCATCCGAGTCAACATCACAGTAGAGACTGATGAAGACGATCTTATTGGTGGTTTCCGTCTTGTTAATGGTGAGACCGTCTGGCACAATGGCCCAGTCATTGAAGCACTGCAGCGAGGTGCCGTGTTGCTACTTGACGAAATCGATCTCGCCTCAAACAAAATCCTCTGTCTTCAATCCATCCTTGAAGGTAAAGGAGTTTTTCTTAAGAAGATTGGAAAGTTTATTGCCCCCGCCGAAGGTTTCCAAGTGTTTGCAACAGCAAACACTAAAGGTAAAGGATCCGAGGACGGGCGATTTATTGGAACTAACGTGCTTAACGAGGCATTCTTGGAACGATTCCCTGTGACCTTTGAGCAAGAGTATCCCACGACTGCAACCGAACAGAAGATCCTTGGCAAACTGTGTAAGGATGAAGAGTTCTGCAAGCGTCTTGCTGACTGGGCTGACATCATCCGCAAGACCTTCTATGATGGTGGTATTGAAGAGATCATCAGCACCCGTCGTCTGGTTCACATCGTGAAGGCGTATAGCATCTTCAACGACAAAGCGAAGGCAATCCAAGTCTGTGTGAATCGTTTTGATGATGAAACCAAGCAGGCATTCTTGGAACTCTACGATAAAGTCGATGCTGACTTTGTGATGCCCATTGACGAAACCCCTACTGTTTGATATAATTATGGCTAACTCATGGTCCTTTCTATACGACGAATTGAAAATGGATGAAAAACGTGACTCAAGTCAAGACTATTGGTATGAAGATGGTTTTAGTCTGACAGGTAATCCTAGTGCTGCTCAAGATACTATCAGTTTCGGTAGTTCTTCCGCCGACACTATCTATTTGGGATCACATGTCCCTGGCGGCATGGGTAATGATCGCATTTCCTTTAACCTAACTATGGATGAAACAAACAAGCAAAGCAAATACAAATATAGTGAGGATGTAATCCTTAAGGAACTGACCGATTATATTGCTGGTACATACAATCAGCATTATTCTGCCGGTGATGATAAAATTCAAACACTTGATTTGATTGAAGCATGTGGAGATGGTGAATCCTTCTGCCGCAGCAACATCCTCAAGTATGCCTCTCGCTATGATAAGAAAGGCACTGCCCGTCGTGACATTTTGAAGATTCTGCACTATGCTGTACTTCTGATGCATTTCAACGACAAGAATGCACAACGCGAAACCTACCCCCAGTGAAACTGAGACCTTCTAATACTATGAAACTGTCCGATAAAACTATCTCTGTCCTGAAGAATTTCTCTTCTATTAATCAGTCGATTCTCTTCAAAGAAGGTAGCAAACTTCGCACTATTAGTGTGATGAAAAATATCCTTGCAGAAGCAACTGTCACTGAAGAGTTCATGAAGGACTTTGGTATCTATGATCTTAACCAATTCCTCAACGGATTGAGTCTTCATTCTAGTCCTGAACTTGATTTCCAGAATGATGGATATGTGGTCATTCGTGAGGGTCGATCTCGCTCCAAGTATTTCTTTGCAGACCCTAATGTGATCGTGACTCCCCCTGAAAAGGACATCACTCTTCCTACTGAAGATGTTTGCTTTGAAGTCAGCACTGATCAACTAGAGAAACTTCTTAAGGCATCAGCCGTGTATCAACTGCCTGATCTGTCTGCTGTTGGTGAAGCAGGTGTAATCAAACTGGTTGTTCGTGATAAGAAGAATGACACATCCAACGATTACGCTGTTGTTGTTGGTGAAACTGATAAGGATTTCTCTTTCAACTTCAAAGTAGAAAACATCAAAGTTCTGCCTGGAACTTATGAGGTGGTTGTGTCACAAAAACTTTTGTCACGGTTTACTTCCAAGAATCATGATTTGACCTATTATATTGCTTTAGAACCTGATTCAACATTCGGATGAATATCTTTGTGACCTCTCCCAGTCCTTGGGAGTCTGCCAGGGTTCTCCCTGACAAACACATTGTCAAGATGCCTCTAGAAACTTGTCAGATGCTTGCTATTGTATGCTCTGACAAATGGGGTCATGGTTTCGGCACTCTTCCCAGAGCAGATGGTACTGCCTATGCAACTGAGAGGGGTGCTTTTCGCAATCATCCCTGCACTATTTGGGCAAACTCTTTTGTCATGAATTGGCAATGGTTACTTTCTCATGGACTTGCCATGTGTGATGAGTATACTGCTCGTTATGGTAAGGATCATACATGCCAGAAGACTCTTTTGGCAGCAAAGAAGATACTTCCTACAGCGGATCCTCAAGGTCGTAGTGGAAAAGATCCAACACCTTTTGTCTTCGCAGGCCCTGATGAGTTTAAGTTAGATACTTCAATATCTATCTTCGACAAATATAAGATGTATATTGCATCTAAACCATGGGTGAAAGATAATTATCTTCGTATTCCCGACCGTAAACCTGACTGGATTTAATAATGAAACACATCCTGTTCACCTTGAAAGGATGTCCTTTTGAACTTCTTGATGATAAAGAGTTTATTCGGATGCTTTTGTATAGAGCAACAAAAGAATGCAATTCTACTCTACTCAATCTTGCAGTACATAAATTTGACCCTCAAGGTGTTACTAGCATCGCCATGCTTGCCGAGTCTCATATCAGTATCCATACTTGGCCTGAAAAAGGAATGGCAGTTTGTGATGTCTTTACTTGTGGGGATACCGCTACACCGGAAGATGGTGTAGAATATATGAAAGAACAATTGAAGGCAACTGATATTGTGTCTCATGAATTTGTTCGTCCTTTGGAATGATTATGCGTAATGAATTTCTTTGGGTTGAGAAATATCGACCTAAGACAATTGAAGAATGTATTTTACCAACTAATATTAAGAAGACCTTCCAAGACTTCCTACATAAAGGTGAGATCCCAAACATGCTGCTTGCTGGTCCAGCAGGATGTGGTAAGACTACTGTCGCTAAAGCACTGTGTAACGAACTGGGGGTAGATGTCTATGTCATCAATGGATCCGATGAGGGACGCTTTCTTGATACGGTCAGAAATACTGCAAAAAATTTCGCTTCGACCGTCTCACTTCAAGCAACTGGCAGACACAAAGTCATCATCATCGATGAGGCTGATAACACAACAAACGACGTACAACTCTTACTTAGGGCGTTTACAGAGGAGTTTTCTGGCAACTGCAGATTCATCTTTACCTGCAATTTCAAAAACAAAATTATCGAACCTCTCCACTCCAGATGCGCCTGTATTGACTTTTCCACCAATTCCAAAAGCAAACCCCAACTTGCCGCCCAATTCTTCAAAAGAATCCAAGAA